AAACAGAAGGCAGTGCAATTAACTTTGATGACGCGCAGGAAACTTATACTGCACGTTACACAATGGAAACTATTGCTCTAGCGTTCTCTATCACTGAAGAAGCTGTAGAAGACAATCTTTATGATCGTCTAGCGGCCCGATACACTCGTGCATTGGCTCGTTCTATGGCTCAAACCAAGCAAATCAAAGGAGCTACTGTTTTAAACAATGCGTTTTTAGCTACTTCTCCAATTGGCGACGGCGCTGCACTTTGTTCAGCCGCTCACCCAAGTTTGTCTGGTAATCAGAGAAACCTTTTAGAGACTCCTGCTGATTTGAACGAAACGTCTCTTGAAGACATTTTGATTCAGATTGCTGGGTTTACTGATGAAAGAGGTTTGAAAATTGCCGTTCGCGGCACTAAGTTGTTGATTCCTAAAGAACTTCAGTTTATTGCTGAAAGAATCATTAACTCAAACCTTCGTCCAGGTACAGCCGATAACGACATAAACGCAATGAAATCAATGGGAATGCTTCCAGAAGGAGCGGCCGTAAACCACTTCTTTACTGATGCCGATGCGTACTTTGTTAAAACCGACTGTCCAAATGGTTTCAAACTCTTCAACCGTACTCCGCTTAAAACAGCGATGGAAGGGGACTTTGACACTGGTAACATGCGATTCAAGGCTCGTGAGAGATACGCTTTTGGCGTCTCTGATTGGCGTTGTGTCTATGGAACACCGGGCGCATAAGTAACTTTGTTGTTACAGAGAAAGGGCGGCATTCTTGTCGCCCTTTTTTTATTGGTTTATACTAAGTACGTTACCTGACTATTGCATCCCGCAGTAGACACTAGCCACGACAGGAGAACACTACATGGCTACTCATTTTAAAGGCCCGATTCTTTATTCGGCAGCCCAGAAAGGGCTGGAAAACTTAAACATAGGCGTATGGCCCGATCAATGTTCCAAATGGGACGACTTTGTTGATGAACTCGACACTGGCTGGACTGTTGTAAAAGACAGTGGCGCAACGGTAGCTATTGCGGCAGACGTGGCTAACGGAGTATTGGTTATTACTTCTGCGGCAACGACAGACAACGATGGTGGATCTATCCAAGCCAACGAAATTTTTCGATTGCCTAATGTACAAGGCGAAATGGTTTATTTTGAAACAAGGATCTATGTAGACAGCACATCTGGTTCAGGTGTTGGTCAAATGGATGCTTTTTGGGGAATGTGCGAAAACTTTGCTACTAATCCTGAAGCTGGCTTTGCAGCGTCTAATCGTATTGGTTTTCAAATGGATGACGGAAGCTCTAGTCTTCGATTGATTACTGAGAGCGGAGACACTGAGACAGAAACTGTCTTGGCAAGCACTCACGATTTGACTGACGGAACTTTCGTTACATTAGGCTTTACTGCAACCAAAGGTAAGCTTACTGGCGGAACTGAAGTAGTTAAATTCTTTGTAGATAAGCAGTTGGTAGGTACTCATACCGCGAATGTGCCCACTGCAAACATCACTCCAGCGATTATATCGGTTAGTGGAGATGCTACGGGAACCAAAAGCATGGGCGTAGACTATGTTTTGGCAGCGCAGGATCGAGGTGTTTCTTATAATATAAGTGTATAACTTATGGCGACTACAACTCGTAAACGTGCGCGAAACGAAACCGGGAAGTTTAGAGGGGATGACCCCTCTACTCCCGATATTAATGAAGCTTGGGAGGAGACTACCGTGGCTACTAAGAAAGCACCTGCGAAAAAAGCCGCAGTTAAGAAAGCACCTGCGAAAAAAGCCGATATGCCAAGTCCGGGCAGTGCTGCATACAAAGCCATGATTTTGCGTGGCGAAATTAAGGAGTAACTTATGGCAGGTTCAGATGTTTTTTCGACCTATGTCTTATCGTCAGATGTTGCTGCTGTCGATCCGAATGGGGTTTGTGAAGCACAAACTACTGGAGGCGCAGCCAATTTAACGATTGATGGCGCCCTTACAAGTGGTGGAGTTGCTACTTTAGTTCCGGTGCGTAATGCAACAGTTACCTCTGCTGGTTCGTCGGAAACAGGTAAAACTTTTACGTTTACAGGAACAGATGCAAACAACAACGCTGTAACCGAAACCCTAACTGGTCCGGGTTCCTCGGCAACTGTAAGCACTACAAAAGTATTTAAAACAATAACCCAGATCACTGTTAATGGGGCTTTAACAGGCAACGTAACCGTAGGAAGTGGGACGACTATCTCTGAAACTATTTTTGCCGGAAGAGCGCGTATTAGAGGGGTTTATTTTGTTAATAGTGGTAACTCTGGTCCGTTAGCTTTTGTTAATGGTAATAACGGGGACGCGGTTTTGACATTACAAACTTCTGGTACGGCAGCCAGTTCAGATTACCCAGACATCCCTGATGAGGGGCTTTTGTGTTCAGACGGGGTTTTTGTTAATTTTTTAGCAGCCGATGTTGCGGCTTTTACGGTGTTTTATAATTAATGGCTACTACTAAGAACGTAGAGCGGTTGCCTAGCGGTAGGTTAAAGTACCGAGGAGAGACTTTTGCTGGGTATAACAAGCCTAAAAGAAGTGTTAAAGGTGCTAAAAAGTCGGCGGTTTTGGCTAAGAAAGGGACCGAAATAAAGCTAGTGCGTTTTGGTGATGCCAACATGACAATAAAAAAAGACCAACCTAGTCGCCGTAAAAACTTTAGAGCGCGTCACAATTGTGATACCGCTAAAGATAAATTCACACCACGTTACTGGTCATGTAAAGCATGGTAATAGAAGACGCTATTAAAGAAGAAATTAGGTCTTGGTCTAAGGAAGCTTTAGAAAAAGTTAACCCTAGCTTTGCTAATTTGCCCCCATGCCCTTTTGCCGAAGGAGCGTGGGCGGAAGACCGCGTAGGGATTGCGTTTAAGACGTGTCCCGCTTTTCAAGATTTAACGACGTTGATTTCTACTTGGGACGATAAAAACGATTTAGTGGTTCTTGTGGACCTTAATTACATTAAAGATTCTGAAAAGTTTTATCAGCACATTGACGGTTTGAATGAGGCTATTTCTCAAGGTATTTTTATTGAAAAAGACATTTGGTTAATGGCGTATCACCCCGAGGATCAACCTAGCGATATGGTTTACACTGAAAATGATTTTTTAAGTGTGATAGATACCGACTATGCCATGATTTTTATACAAAGATTAAGCAAGTTGCATGAAGCTGGGGAAAAATTAAAGAAAACAGGGTATTACACAGAGTATGAACAACAATTTGGTTTAATGGATATGTTAAGAGTTCGTGAAACCTACTACCGGAGGCTTAAAAATGGCTCGTAAAAAACAAGGTTATGATTCTCGGTTAGATGAATCTTTAGGCGAAAGAAACAAAGGTAAGAAAAAGCAAAGCATGGCTTCTCGCCGTAAAGAAAGCGAAGGCACTGAAAAGTCTATGGGCAGTCGTAAGTTTGCGGCGGTTGGTACTATGGACAAAGGTAACCGCAAAACCAAAGCAAAAAGAGTGGTTAACTTAGGTGCAGGTGGAGCAGTAGGAAGAAGTTCAGGCAGTTCGGATAGTTCTTCTAATACCCCTCAACACAAACTTATGGCTATGGGAAAAAGCGTTCCTCAAGGCAAGTCGCCCGTTAAAATGCGCGGTGGCGGCATGGCGGCGGTAAAGAAGATGTCTCGGGTAAAAGGCCCTAGAGGGCGCTAATGACTACCTCTGGTTCTACCGATTTTGAGCTAGATGTAGCGGACTACATCGAAGAAGCTTTTGAGCGTTGTGGAAAAACAGTGCGTACTGGTTACGACTTAAAAACAGCCAAACGCTCTTTGAACTTATTGTTAGCAGAATGGGCAAACCGTGGGTTAAATCAATGGACGATTAGAGAAACCACGATGCCTTTAGCAGCAAACATACGTGTGTATCCTGGTGGAATACTTACTATGTCTGTTGCAGCCTCTGCTAATTTCACTATAGGTGAAACTTTAACGGGTGGAACTAGTGGGGCAACGTGCCAAATTACCAGCATTCCTTCTGCAACCAGCTTTGCTATTACTCTTCCGGTAGGTTCGTTTTCT